GACCAAATGATGAACTAGCAAGGACAAAGATCTACCTTGCTTATCAAATTTTAGGTAAGTTTGAAAACCATTTCCGTACTATTATGGAAACTGGTAAACTTGCTGAGAAACAATTACTGGATCTCCGCAAAAAATAGCACCACCCATCCTGGAGTGCTTATATAACACTAACCACAAAGGAGTGTACTATGGCTAATGAAGCTATTAATGTAATTGATGCAGGCAAAGCTATTGCTGGACTAATGTCTGGTGAAGATAAACCTGCTGAAACAAAAGAAGAACAACCGACTGAAGTAGCTGAAGAAGCAACTGAAACAGTCGAACAAGAAGCTGTTGAAGAAACAGTTAATCCAAGTGATGTTCCGTATATAGATCAGGAAACTGAAGAAGTTACAGAACAAGCTGTGGAACAAGAAGCTCAAGAAGATATTGATGAAACTTCAGAGGAGCCTGCATATGTTGTCAAAGTAGATGGCAGCGAAATGGAGGTCACCCTTAATGAACTACTTCGAGGGTATCAACGAGAAGCTGATTATACACGCAAGACATCAGAATTGTCTTTAGAGAAATCAAAGTACAACGATCTATTGCAACAATCTCAATCTGAGATTAACCAAAAATTGTCTAAGTTAACTGAGTTAACAACTATGGCACAACAAGAACTTCAAAGAGAATATAGTAATATAGACTTTGAAAAACTTTATGAAGATGATCCTGTTGAAGCTGCACGACAAGAGCATAAAATGCGGAAGCGTGCTGAAAACTTAAACATGATCCAGGAAGAAACTAGAGCTAATCAAATGCAAGAGTTTCAAAAGTATATTCAGGAGCAACAAAATAAAATTGCTACCTTGATACCTGACTTTGCTGATCCTGCTAAAGCAACTAAAATTAAATCTGATATGAGAAGATATCTATCAGGTGTTGGTTATAGCGATCAAGAGATCAATAGTATTTATGATTCAAGACAAGTCTTGTTAATTAAAGATGCTATGACTTATGATAAGTTAAGAAAAGCAAATCCTAAAGTTACAAAGAAAGTTGCTAAAGCTCCTAGAGTTGTTAAGCCTGGTGTTGCTAAATCAAAAGCTGATGAAGCTTCAAGACTTAGACGAGATAAACTAAGTCGTCTTAAAAAGTCTGGTCAAGTAAAAGATGCTGCCAAGATTTTTAAAGACTTTCTCTAATTAAAATAAGGAGGCCTTATGGCACAACCAACCAACTTGTACGATACGTACGATACTACTGGTATAAGAGAAGATTTAGTGGATGTTATTTACAATATCAGCCCTGAAGATACTCCTATACTTTCAGCGATTCCTAGAACCGCTGCTAAAGCTACAAAACACGAATGGCAACTAGACGCATTAGCTGCACCTGCTGCTAACTCAGTTATCGAAGGTGATGATGCAACTATAGATGCTATGAGTGCTACAACTAGAGCTAGCAACATGACACAAATTTCTGACAAAGTAATTGCTTTATCAGGAACTCAAAGTGCTGTTGACGCTGCTGGTAGAGCTGATGAAATGGCATATCAAATTGCTAAAAAATCAAAAGAACTGAAAAAAGACATGGAATTTGCTCTTATTAAAGGACAAGTTCAAGCTGTAGGTTCTGCTACTGCTGCTAGAGCATTGGGATCTATTCCTACATGGCTTGCTACTAACGGTGACGCAGGTACTAGTGGATCACTTTCTACTGGTGCTGGAGCTGACTTACCTAATTCAGGTACAGACAGAGACCTTACTGAAACAATCCTAAAAACTGTTATCCAAGAAGTTTATGCTTCTGGTGGTGATTTGGATCTATTGGTAGTTCCACCTACAGTAAAACAAGTAATCTCTGGATTTAATGCGAACACAACTCGTTTTGGTCCAGCAGAAAGCAAAGTAGAGTATGCTGCTATTGACGTTTATAGCTCAGACTTTGGAGACATTCAGGTGGTTCCAAATAGAGTTATGGCTACGACAAGTGAGAGCTTATGCTTCTTACTACAGTCTGATATGGCTGCTACTGCTTACCTAAGAGACTTCCAAGTAGGAGACCTTGCAAAAACAGGTGACTCTGAAAAGAAACAACTTTTAGTTGAGTACACTCTTGAGATGAGAAATGAAGCCGCACATGGTATCATTTTAGACATCAACCAATAATATAAACGGGGGAGGTTAATCCCTCCCCCTTTATAAAGGAAAGTATTATGTATAGATTAAGTGGAGTAGTTAAAAAAGTTGACTACACAGGAACTGCTGCAAATAGTTCTGCTATTTCAGCACAAGTAAGATATGTAAGATTATATGCGACAACCGATTGTTTCGTTACTATAAATAATCCAGCTGTTACAGCAACTACCGCTGCAACACCATTAGCTGCAAAAGATTATGAAATATTTAAAGTTGTACCAGGTAACATTATATCTGCTATTAGAGCATCAAGTGATGGCTCATTGTATATTTCAGAATTAACGGAGTAAGTATGACAACATCAAAAAGCCCAACTACCTTTAAAGTAAACATTAATCACACAGTAGCTGTTGCTGACTCTTCTGCGGCTAACAGTTCAGCTTTTGCAAGTGAAACTAGAGAAGTTAGAATTGTTTGCACAGTAGATGCTTATGTAGAATTTGGTTCATCACCAACCGCTGCATCAGGTAGTTTAATTGTACCTGCATATACGCCTGAATATTTTAGAGTTGCACCTGGTACTAAAGTAGCATTTTTAAGAGTAGGATCTGTTACTGGAACTGCAAGAATTACTGAACTTACACAGTAAATGAAAAGATTTTCATTTCGAGGACAAGACCGTTATCGAGATCGTAGAACAGATGTACCTAATGATGTCTTGCAATTAGAAGATAGAACATATTTATTAATGGAAGAAGGATCTAATCTTAGATTAGAACAAGCTGTAGGTACTGTATTTAGTGGTACACCAATAAGATAAATGAAATTTGACGAGCTTGTAAAATTATTAAAAGAAAAAGAGAAATCTTTTCAACAACAATCTAAGAATAAAGAAAGAAACAAAGTTTTAAGAAAGAGAGTAAAGAATGGCTGATAGTAAAATTTCAGAGTTGAGTGCATTAACTAGTCCTGCCAATGATGATGAATTTGTAATAGTTGATACTGATGCTGGTACAACAAAACGAATAACATTTTCTAATTTAAATTCATCTGTATCAGCTGTTGCTACAAGTATTGCTGCTGATAATATAACAACTGGTGATGCTGCTGTTACTATAGCAACAAGTTCTGGAAACATTACTATTGACGCGCAAGCTGGTGATACTGATATTATATTTAAAGGAACAGATAACACTTCAGACATTACAGCATTAACATTAGATATGTCAGAAGCTGGAGCTGCTGCATTTAATTCTACAGTTACTGCTACAGGATTTATAATTGGTAGTGCATCTATTGACGAGACAGAATTAGAAATATTAGATGGAGCTACTCTTTCTACTACTGAATTAAATTATGTTGATGGTGTTACTAGTGCCATCCAAACTCAACTTGATGCAAAACAAGCTACTATAACTGGATCTGCAACAACTATTGATACAGAATCTTTAACTGCAAGTAGAGCAGTTATATCTAATGGTTCACAAAAAATTGCAGTATCTGCTACTACAGACACAGAACTAGGTTATGTAAGTGGAGTAACATCAGCTATTCAAACACAGCTAAATACTAAAGCACATATTAATTATAATTTAACTAAGACAGCAAACTATACTGCTGTTGCTGGTGATAAAATATTGTGTGATACTTCAGGTGGTGCATTTACAATTACACTTCCTGCTAGTCCTAGTGCTGGTGATGAAGTTCATGTGCTTGATGCAACTGCATCTTTTGATTCCAATAACTTGACAGTAGGTCGCAACTCAAAGAAAATACAAGGAGCTACTGCTGACTTAACCATAACAACTCAAAACACTGGTATTGGTTTAGTATTTTATAATGATACTTATGGTTGGAGAGTCTTAGTTGATGCTTATGATGTTGATGTAACGGAACTATAGTATGAACGAAGTTTATAATTCACAAAACAAAGAGTTATATGTTGATAAAGCTACTCGTAAATTAGTAGTAAAAAAAACACAAGATACAACAAATATACTTAACGATAATAAAATAGCTCGTAACCATAGAGCTGATGAACAACGTGGAGACTTTCAACGTATTGCACAAATACCATTGATTGCTTTACAAATTAAAACAAAAGAATTGTTTGGTCACTCTAATTGGCACAAGTTACATAAAGACGATCAACGATCTTTAATAAAAAGAATGATTAACAGTAACGAGTTTCAAAACTTTAGAGTAGGAGATAAGAGGTTATAATGGCGTTAAACAGTTATACAAATTTAAAAACAGCAATAGCTAATTTCCTAGCTAGAGATGATTTGACATCTGAGATAGATGATTTTATTGACTTAACAGAAGCTGACTTTAATCGTAGATTAAGAGTTAGAAACATGGAAACAGTTGATACATCATTTACAGTAGACTCAGAAACAGAAGCTCTACCTACAGGATTTTTGCAAGTTCGTAGTTTTTTTATAAACAATGGTGGTGGTAAAGAACCTTTAAAATTTTTAACTCCATATCATCAATATGACACTGCTGGTGGTTCACGTTCTGGAACACCAAGAGCATATTCTATTGAGGGAACAAACTTTAGATTTAGTCCTTCTCCTGATACATCATACACTGCAAATCTTGTATACTATAAAGCATTTGATAGTATTGATGGCACAACTACAACTAATCACATATTAACAAATCATCCTGATGTATATTTATATGGTGCATTATATTTTGCATCTACTTTTATTCGTGGAATGGATCCTACAACAATACAACAATTTAAAGCACAGTATGAGGCTGCTTTACAACAAGTTGAAATGGCTGATCAAAAAGACAAATACAACGGAACTCCATTAGTACAACAATCAGGAATCAATATTAACAATTTAGATAACGTAAAATAATGCAAGTACCTTTTGGAGAATGGCTACCTGACTTACCAGATCATTTGAATCCTGGTTCA